CGTTGGCAATGGAGTTGGATTTAATTTAGTGATTGCATTCGCAAGATTTCTGCGATAAATATTTGGACCAATTACAAAGTATTCAAAATTATTTAATACAAATTCACCACGAAATCCATCCGTTGGTGATGAACCTGTAAATTCAAGTTCAGTATTTTCAAGTCCGGAAGTAGATACCAGTGTGTGAGGTTTTTTACCCTTCTGATCAATATATTCAAACATATTAATCGTACGTTCAGCGTCGATATTGGTGAACCGCTGATTATTGTAACTGCCTACAATTTCAAAGTTTTCAATAGGCATGTTAGTAGCTCAATATGTTAGGCCAGTAGAATGGCTCAGGAGCCGTCAGTGTGACTGATGGACGTATTGTCAGATCAGTCTCATTAGTGTTCTTGAATGTCATGTAATAATCCTGATATTCATCCTCATTCTGTTGTGGCCAGTTTCCAGATGGATAATAGGCAAGGAATTTTCTCGCCAATGCATATTTCAGGAATCCATAATAATTAGGTGGAAGCTCTATCAATGTTTCCATATTGGAAAGATCATTGATCATGCACTTCACCTGTAATTTGCAGGCATAGGGTTGATCAGGAACGGGATATACTGTGATGAATGATTCATTAGGTTGCTTGTTCAAAAAGATAAACCCGGGACGAGCCTGAAGATTAGTCTGTCTGACCACATTCCAGTAAGTAGCCTTATTAATGATCCGCAAGGGATAACATAATGCTCCAGCAACAGGTGAGATCGGAAATACGGTTGCTGTCATCACATTGGTTCCGGAACCTGCACTTGTCACATCAATGAAAGTGCCAAGCATCGCATTAGCCGATGAACTGGCCAGATATACGGTTGTTGGACTTACATTAATTACCCAGTAGGTTGTACTTGATATGAATGGACCGGGAAGGCTGCCATTACTGGATAATGTGACAGGTGTATTGGTCGGATAACCAGACGTTGATGCCATCGTCAATAAGTTGGTAACGGGATCGGCGGTAAATGGAAATGTAATCGGCAGTGCGCCTGCAGGATTACCATCCGCTGGAACAAAATAATTTGCAAAAGATAGATCAACAACACGGTCTTGACTGATATCAGCCGGTACCATGTCGGATATGGAATAGGTATCAATCCCCACTACAAAATTGAAATCAATCGTAGTCAGGAATGGAATATAGATGCTGTCTGATGAAAACTTGTCAAGCAGCTCATTGAGCAGCTCAAGTCCTGTCACCAGCATGAAATTATCAGGTGTTTCCCCTACGCCAAGCTCGCCTAGCAAATAGAGGGAATTGACAATCACATCATTGGTTGTGCGTGTGACTTGCGGCATTCCGTTGCCTCCATGTCATGATTAAATTTATAGGTTTTCTGTACATGACACCCACATCATGTACAGATTTCCCTAAAAATTAGACATTAGGAGTCGTCGCCCATGCCATCAACAGGAAATGCAACCTTGTCAAGACCAGCTGTCAGCTTCTTGCCGAACTCTTGTGCCCAAGCACCGTTGTTCTGCATGTTTGCATTGAACTCAAACATATCAGCCTTCATTTCTGGTTTACGACCGGCATACTTATCCACTTTGGCTTGCTGGCTTTTGACAAAGTTATCTTTGCCCATATGCTCAGATTCCAAGCGTCGTTGACGAACATTAGCAATCGCAGCTTCTTTTCCGGGATTACCATCGTATCTGTCTTTCATGTGTACTCTCCTTATGACAATAATTTAACGGCATATTGTGGATGCCATTTAAAGCCGCACAGGATGTCGATACGCATGAGGTTTTGATATCCAAGGATATCGCCAGTTTGCGTGACAGCGAGTGATAAGCCGGTTTCAGGATCAACCGCAACGCTTGCGTAAGGAACCTGTAGCTTGTAGAGCGGAGGACATACGATGTCCAAGGCGCGAGCTGGATAGGCTACGTTCACGTTATAGGAAGGAACCATTGTCACTGCAGAGGTTGTTAGTACTGGACCATCAACGTTCTGTAATGGGCTTGAGGTTGAGCTGATGATGCTTGGGGATACTGTAATCGTTACCGCACCACCACCGCTTGAGTTAGCAGCTGCAGTGATTACGAATTGCATATCCTGACCAGTGGATGCGCGGGATAGTGGATTAACACTATGAACCCCTGCAATGCTGATCAAGTCGCCCGGTAGGAAGTAATTGGTCACACCAGCGGTTGCGCCTGCGAGAACAATTGTATTACCAGATGCAACTGTACCATTCACTGTCAGTGTATCGCCGGGATGAAGGGTTGGACCTGCACCTGCGGTATGTCTGACAACGTTCTGGGATTGGAATATGTCGAAATAGGACAAATGACCAATCGCGGATTGACGAACAATTTCTTCGTTGAATACTGGGGTAAAGTTATTGAGCAATGCTGATTTGAGCGATGATCCGTCACGAACGGTCATTGCAAGATAAGCATCAGATGCAATATTTACACCCTGTTCCAGCAACTTCGCACCAGCTAAATCAACAGTGTTGAAGCTATTGATTGGGGTACCCGCTGCACCTTGGAAGAAATATAATTCTTGCTCAGCATCAGCACAAATATCACGTTCCATCTGAGTGATAATGTTCTGGATAGCTGGTTGAATGAACATGCGACTGAAGTCTTCAATACGCAATGTCAAATCCTGAACGGTATAAGCGATCAAGGCATGATATTGGTGAGCTACAGTGATGTTTTCAACCGTTTCAATAATATCTTGTGGAACAGCTGTAGAGCCGTCGCCAACAATGAAGTTATTTTGACGTCTGACTTGTAAAGTATCACCAATCTTATAACCAGAATTCTGGAAATCGTCCTGATAAATACGTGAACCAGTCATGACAAATGGTGAGTTGTTTGCAAACATTGCTAATGCAGTATTTGAAACGAGTTGGGTCGTAATAAATTGATTGGGCATTGCCAGTCACTCCATCCTAGAGTTAAGAATCCGTTTGAAAGGTATGACATTGGTTCAGAACTGGTTCACCTTGAACCTATTCCTACTTGAATATGCCTTTCTTCATCCGTTCCCTGATATCCGATACCGGGGTTTTATCTGTGACACCTACGGAATTAACGACTGGATTTGACTTGATTTGTCCCAATGGACGAGAATGTGATTGCTTGTTCTCACCACCACTAATCAAGGCATGACTCAGTGCTACCATTTCCGAGGCCTGATCTATAGCTGGGAGTTTTGCAATACGGGCGAGTTCTTCAGGATTCTTTCCGAGCTTGTACAGGACTTCTCCTGCCGAACCGGAACCTTTTTTGGGCAACATTAATGCTGCGTCACGCATATGGGCTGTGAATGGGGTTGCATCACCTCTAACAAGGTCATCGAAGTCATCGTATTTGTCTGCCGTAGCATCCAGATGCCGATTTAATTCGCCATATTGCTTGGCAATATGTTGTTGAGCCTGATGATCCCTAGCTCTACGCTCTTCCATTTCCTTCTGTTGAAGCGCATAGCTAACTGCCTTGTGAATCGCATCATCCATTCCACCACCTTGCGGGGCTTCATGTGGATTCTGTTGAGGTTGATAGGATTGATTTGGCTGTAACTGCGATTGCATATGTTCCATCCTTGAATGCAACTCACGAATTTCCCTGTCATGAGCCCGCCTTTGCTGTTTCAGACGTTTCTGAACATAAAGCGGATCACCCTTGTTATCTTGCCCTGCGGATTCCTGAGTTTCCTCATTCATCGCATCCATGGGCTCTGCCATACTTTCCGTTTCACCAACAACATTTTCCGTGTCGTTACCCGACATATCCTGATGACTATCCATATCGACTCCACTGGCATTCTTTGCCCCGAACGTAAGGCGGTTCGTGCGCCCCTTGGTCATCCTGACCAAGTTATTACTGCCATTTTAGGCTGATATGTTTATTAATACACCACTACATCTAGTGGTTTTGAGGAGAGTAGTAAAGGAACCTCCATATTTTTAGGCAGGTTCCGTTACTGTGACTTTTACTCAGATTTGTCTTTCTCTTTTTTCTGGGTAGTTTCATGCTTGTAAATATCAGCAAGAACCTGAGCTGCTTTATGGGTGAAATCCATGTGCATTTTTTTATGATCCAGTCCGTGAGTTACTTTTGCCTTCTCAAGATTTAACTGATGGTCATAGACATTGAGCTGCGCATCATTTTGCATCTTCTGCGCACTCAGATATAACTCAGCCTTATCAAGCTCAGCCTTCTCACGCTCAATTTCAAGTTTTTCTGCCTTGATCTGGATTTCCTTCATTTTATTCTGAAGGTCAGCCTGACGAGACATCATTTCCATCTTCATCATTTGTTCTTGCGGGGAAGGTGGCTGAGGTGGGAGCTCTTTTCCTTCTTCTTTCGCCAGAATCTGAGGAGGAACAAGCGTCTTGAACCGTTCTGCCATTTGAGGCATAAACTGTACATCAAGGTTCTTGGCCCAAAGATCAGCAATAAGTGGAAATGCCTGCGGCTGCGCTGCAAGAGTAGTTTGAAGGAATTCAAGGGCAATTTCTTTTTGAACAGCAAAACTTGGACCACTATCGATTTCCACATCGAAATCACCAATACCAAGATCATTCTTAAGAGTGCCATCTTCAGCCCTTTCATTGATATTTACTGTGTCGGTTTTACCGTCCTGTTTGCTGATGACCATGGTGCGTTCGTCATCACCAATGATGTAGGGAAGAAGATCATTCACAACCCTTCCGCCCTGCTCTACAGCCTGATTCATATTGTCAAAATAGACATAGGCAGACATTGAGCCTTCTAGTTTACGCTCACGTCTTGCCTTACCAGAGATATCGCGTCCCTGTAATGCTTCAGTTTCGCTGAATCCAAGTATTTCTCGTATATCTTGGGTTGCTCTCTGAAAGTTTTGCATAATAGCTGGGCTAAGATCCCAAGGTGGCTGCTTAACAGGCATCTGTCCAGTTTTAGGGTCTGGCTTAGCACGCAATAAGCCCATCTGGAGCTCGGGATTTCGCCAGTCCTGCTCGTATCCGCTAATATTGTCAGGAGTGCCGAGCCATTGCTCACGACGTCTATTTTTGACTTCCGCAGCGATTTCTGATCCGAAATAATTAACGCATTTCTGAGCATCCCTAGCTTCATGAATAAAACTCTTAGTGTACTGACGGCCTTCAATGTAATAGCTGTCGCCATCCACAAAAATGATGGGGAGCTGTTTTGATGGCCATTCAGAGAAGTCAATAATCTGATTGCGTATCATGCGATAGTGCATAATTCGATAATCCTGCGTCTGTCGCTCCGCAATCACCTTTGGCTCAAGCTTCTGGATGATCTTTCTGGCTTCCTCGGTTCCATCCACAATTTCGAGCTGTTTCTTGTAATTCTTCTGGTATTTCTTCCATTCTTCCTCTGTAAGCGAGAATTTATCTCCGCCAGCCATGATCTGGTAAATGATCATGGGGTACCATTCCTTGCCAAAATAATCGCATACCGTGATGGTATCGCGTGTTTGCCACTGGAAATCGAGCAGCATATATGGGTCAATATAGCTGACTGGATTGCTCACATAGGGGTATGTTGCAAAAAACTCATCACGGGTAAAGACATAATATCTGGCGCAGAAGTTGCCATCACCCTTATGTGGCTTCAATGCCGTTGGGTCAAATACGGTTCTGGTTGGATCGGGAATCATTTCATAACGAATGACTTTATTAAAAGACTTGGGTGATTCATAATCCAGCGTAATCTGGAATGCCCCAAAACCCATCATGAGAGCTGATTTGAATGCAGTCTGATATACTAAGTCGTTTTGCGATTGATACGATATTGTTCTTACGAGATCAGCCCGCAGGTTTATTTGTTCTTGGGTTGCTTTCCCTGTTAATGATCGGACAATCAGGTCTGGTTTATTTTTGCGTTGCTCTCCGGCTATTTTCTTGGTTGCATCGTACAGCTTATTAAACGTCATGGCAGGTTTGAAGAGGCGACTAAACTCGCTTCTCTCAACCGCAGTCCATTGGTCTCTCAACACGAAGTTCATGTCGTCTTTACCACGGACAATGTTCTCGTTGAAATAGCTATTCCAGAGATTTAAATCCTTTCCAGCTTTATCCAGCACCTGATTTTCATCAATGCCTGCCTGATTAAGTTCTTCAAGTCGCTTCTCCTCCATTTCATTGATAGTTTCAGGAGGGAGTTCATTGTTCACATCGTTAGGATCACGTTCCATGTTAACCATCCTTGGTTAGAAACATTTATCAGGGCTTATCAGATCATTTAACAATTCCTATTGAATAAATGATCAGTTTCAATCAGTTATATCTTTTCCATTCGATATAACATTTAACCATGGTGACAGGAAGGATTTGCACCTCCGTCCTCTCTGCTTAGCCCGGCGTTTTAAGTCAGACCTGCTCGCAATGAGACAATCAGAGACTCTTCGATTCAGGCTGTTGGTTGCGTCATTTACCACGCTTTATCGCAATTTCGACATTGCTTCCTGATCTTTCTGAGCTTCTGTCACCGATAACCTACCAATTTCTACCAAATTGGTATCTGGTGGGAATCCTCCAGCCTGTTCTTAAACACCCTAGAGCATCTTAGCTTCACTGGAGAGCCAAATAGGAGAGTTGGCTATTATCATCCATCAACGGCGCTTCTCAGCTAACCTACGGCTCCTAAGATAATAATGCAGCTATCCTGCACATCTATTCCCATAATTCATGCCCTCTCTCATTCCCTGACGGAGGGCGCGTCAGTACAGGAGGTGAGGAATGCACCCGGAATTACGGTAATACGGTAAGGGTGATCACTCCACTCGCTGCGATAACCGGCTTGTAAATCTGATTACCATCAGAAGCTGACACAAATACGAAATCAGAGGCATATAATGCCAAACCCTGACTGGCTACCCAAGGATTTAAAAAGCCTGCGCCTACTACTTCTGCAAGGGTATTTCCGCATTTAACTCGAACAAAACGGACTTGTGAATTATCTTCTGGTTGGCCGGGAAGATTGACACTCACAACTAGATTAACTGGTATTGCTGCCATAATAACGCTCCTTGTCTAAAAATGTTTAATTTTTTGACAGTGCTTACACTGCCTAAAATACAGCACTCCTGTGCTGCTATAGCCAATAATAATATCATAGCTATGCCATCTTAACTTGCACAAAATCTTCCGGATCAGCCCCATACGATGCCTGTGCCTTCGCAGCAAATACAATTGTCATGTACAAAAGCATGATCCCTTGCTTTATTAATAGCTAAAGAAACATGGGTTTTTCTTCCTTCACATACTGGACACTTGTAAGGCTGCTTTCTCCCGGGAATAATACCCATGGTTTTTGTGTAGACTTCATTGAGCTTGCCTTCCAGTGAGCTAATCCTCTCATCAATCAGATTCCATGCTGACAAATAATCTGTTGCAACTTTTTCAATCTCAGCTATACGCTTATTCATCTTCATAAATCGTTCCCGAATCTGCTCATCAGCATATTCATCACTTTCGAGATGCGCTGCAAATCCGCTATCAATTCGTTCAGTTATGGTAATGAAATCACGTTTAAGTGCTTCTTCCAGTTCATCAAGTCTTCGGGATAATTTACGATTCTCATCAATTTGTCTGAGCTTAAATTCATGCTGAGCTTCTAAACGAGTAGATAATGATTTATACATTTCAGTCAATGATTTCAATTCGCCGTTAATTAGCATCTCAGGAGTAATAGGCATATGACATCCACTCATTTTCTATTTTCCTTTTGGCCACAGTAAGGACATGGTTTGTAATCCTTGTGAAAATACCAGCATGCGCTCATTCATCTTCTCCAATACATGGGCATTGAGTCTGCGACCAATTACCTTTTCCAGTAACATCACAAACTATCTGACCGTCTTTCCAATAAGGTCTACCGAAATGAATAGTTTCAGTTTCGATAAATCCAGTCCCATTACAATCAGGACACATTATTTCTTTTTACCTTTTTTACCACGTCTCGCTTCAGAATAAGCAATCGCCACCGCTTGTTTCTGAGGCTTGCCTTCGTGCATTTCGCGCTTAACATTTTCACCAAAACCTTTTTTGCTGCTAGCTTTCTTTCCCTTGACGAGTGGCATTATATTTATCCTTATAAATTGAACAATATTTAATAAATTCCTTACTTAATTTTGATATACGCATACAACTATTATCTTTGTGATCAAAGATGAAAGTATATTTATTATCTTCAACAAGATCGAATCTTTCGTCATAAAAGTGAACGTGAAGTTTATCCTTAAATTGACATGTCAGATCAGTGCAATCCTGCATCAGCTACCCCTATAATCTATCTAAATAGATTGAACCCAAATTTTTTCCTGAAGTCTTTATACTTCTCATAATCAAATAAAGGTGGCAACAAAGTCCATGCTACAACTCTTACATCATTTATATCTTCAAAATACTTCCAACTTCTTCCTTCTTCAACAAAATCATATCCCCATTTTTTTTCTTCATTAGAATAAAAACCGGTAATGATAAACTCATCTGCTAAAGATTCATTATCATGATGCAATTGCACAATGTATAATAAAACAGGCATGTCACATGGAGGCAAAGATCCACCAACTACTTCTATCCAATTAATCATGATCCCCTGTAATCCGTTGCCCGATAAAATAATTCCTGTTCCTTGTTAAAGATTGTACCTTTGGCCTCGGTATATTTTTCAACACCTAATCCAATCTGTGGTTCAACCTGTTTATCAAAAGCCTTGTCGTTAGTTTTCTTGTCCATGCTGAAACCCCTTTAGAAATCCATCAATCCATACTTTATCCAATGCAACGCTTACAGATAATGCTTCTCTTACGATATTCTTAATTTGCTGTAATTGGTGCATGGTAAATTCCTTATTATATTCGGCAATAGTTTCAACTTTTTCCTTGCACCCAAAACAAGTTTGCGACAATGTTCCATCATGATTCCTGCATGTACAACTCATAGATATTTACTCAAACATCTTTGAACCTTATTCAAAGTCTCAGTATAAAATATTTCGGATTTACCAATTTGATCGCGTAATAAATCCTCAATCTCAACGAGAGTTTCACTGCGCTTTTCATTGGCTACAGGATTATTGATGACGTTCAATGCCATCTTGTATTCCTTCACAAATGATTTATTCAATGATTGTAATCGCTTTGCTAACTTTTCTAACTGATCTGAACATAATCCACTGAAATCGTAATCCATTACTTAACTCCTTATTTGGCTGTAATTTTCCTGATTGCTGATCGTAAATCATCTACATTTACATTGGTACTTTCCGTGCCATCAAGCAATCTGACATTAATCAAATTATCCTGATGACAATTAGAAACCATCATCGTTGGCTGACCTTCTTCATCATGTAATGTTATTTCCACTCGCATTTCTTCCTCCAGTTCAGCTGCACATTTAATACAAACATAATCCTTTAACTTGTCATTCCAAATCTGTTGCCCATAATGCGACTTATCACACTGAGCGCATATTACATGGTAGTTATCCATCAGTTCTGCCACCTGAATACGGTATTATTTGCAAATGGATCGTTCTTTGGAGCTTCAGCCCTATCCGCCAATCGCTCTGATGCAAAGGGCATAAGCCGATATTGTAGCGCATCATGAGGATGGGAATATTTGTTTTTGTTGGGCTTTTCCTGAAACCTTTCATCGCCTCCAATGGCTAATCGTTTAAAGTGATAGCCACTCATGAATCCCTTCACCAGCACCGGACATCCTTCACGGGATATCAGGAATGCAGGCTGTCCATCAATCATCAGATTGAGAAAATAACGAACAGAATTAATACGTACATCGGGATCGTTAGTAGTAGCAGCCCGGCAAGGAATACCCAGAGTATTGAGTTCACCGATACACGATAGTTCTTCCATGATTTCATCGCCCTTCGCTCCTGCAGGATCACCCTCTGCCCATTCCGACATCTTGCAATATGGGAAATCAATTGCCAGTCTTGGCTTCACAACACTATTGGCAAAGGTCTTTATTCCTATATCCTCTGCCACATATTCCTTTAGAACCCGTACTTGTCCCCTAGCTGTAATCTGAACCACGACGCAGGCCGGTGTGAGTCCAAAGTCGAACCCAAGATACAGTGCATCACCCTGAATGGCTTCAATCCTTGCCACAGAATGAATATCATAGTTGAATTCCGGGTAGACACGCTTTCCAGATTCCACGAGTCCATACTTTCCACCGCAATATACCTTGATGAAACCTTCGGATTGTTTCTCAGCGAGTTTCGGGTAGTAATCACGGGAGAGATGCTTAGCATTGTCTGCATTAATATTTGCGATGTAATTTCCTTCACTATCCCGGATAAAACTTCCCTGTTCATCTGTCAGTAATCCCGATGGCTGGTGGAATACGTTGTAACTTGGTGTGATGTTTTTTTCGAAGTCACTGAATATCCAATGGTCTTCATCAGGCGGATTAGTATCTGCAATAATGCCAGACCAATAAGGATCGGCACAAAAAGAACGAGAAGGATATCGGCCATTAACTCGACCCTTAAAATGCGAGAGAACGTTTTGTGGGAGTTCAGATAATTCATTTAGGTAGACGCCTGTAAGTTCAAGAGATTTGATCTTACGCACATCATCTGGTCTATCCAAAGCAATAAAGATGAGATCGAGCTCTATGATTCCATCGCCATCATTGAAGATGTGTTCATAGGTGAGGAGTGGTTTTTGTCGTTTTCGTATGTCGCCAAGGTCGCCAAACCATGTGAGCCATGTTTGTAGGGTGGTGGAGACGAGCTCGCCACTTGTGTTTCTGACCACTGCCCATCTTGCTCTTCTTCTTCCGTTATACCATCGTGGCATACGACAAGCGGAGCGTACGATTCTCTGGATGCACATTGTAGATTTGCCACTGCCGTATGGACCGATAACAAGATCAACAAACCCATCGCTGTCATGAAACAGTTTGCCAGTTGGAGAAGGAACATAGATTTTGTCCGTATCGCTTGCATGAATGATAGTCCTTTCATCTTCAAAAGTGATATGACGCTGTGACCGCTTGTTGTATGAATCAACAAACTGCATGCAGACTTTCAGCGCTTCCTTTGTCCTGTCACCCGCATCACGCAACTGTCCCACGGTATAATTCCTTTTTCTTCCTTGGTTCCCTGAGATGTTCCTCTGTCGTCACTCTCAGTCCACAGCGCATACACTGTCTTCTGCGCCTTATCTTCTGATTACCATCTGTACGGGTATCAATCACCTTCGTATCAGGGTATTTGCATCCCGGGCAATCCATGTGGTTTCCTTAGCAACCCAATGACATTCTCATTGCTTCATCATTCTTTGGCACTTCCTTGCCAGAGGAGGGAGCTGGTGATGGGTGCTGGGATTTGGGAGCCTTCACAAAATCCTGCTTGTATTTAACGCCGTTCAATCCGCCTTTCAGTTCAAGTCCACAGGCTTCGTTATCTGCATCATTCATGTCAAAGTTCCCTTTTAAATTCGATTTAAATTCCATTTAAACCCGACTTCTGCAGAATATCTGCAAAATCGTCACTTAATCCTATGATTTTCTGACACCACGCAAGGTACGATTAACATTAGCATGAGTCTTGGCCTGCATGGGAATAACATCAGGATTGAACTTCCGCTTCTTCGGTTTCTTGTCGTCCTTCTTTGGTTTCTTGTACTCCATGCTCAAAGCCTCCCTTGGCTAATAATGGCTTGACATAATTCTCGACCCAGTCGAGCAACTGTTTGTGTGATTCAGACATAACCTCGAAATCATCCTTGAAACACTTCTCAAGAATCCATGTGATTGCGCCATAGTTCTTGGGACAAAGTGATAATACTTCCAGCTTCTCACGCATAACCTCACTACGTTTCCTGTAATAGGCTGCATGGAGTTTGGCAAAAATGGAATCGTGTAATCCTTCCCGGATATCACTTCCGCCACGTGTCATCCACGTATGGAATGTCTGGTAGGGAATACAGAGAATGGAAGCAACATGCTTCATGATCATGACTTGCGGAATCGCTTCCAAGATTTTGGCGATGAGATCGTCATCAAGATAGGTAGGATGTCCCGGCCGTGAAATGAATGTCACTATGCAATTCCTTTGCAATAATTGAACACATTATGAAGCATTTTTATATAATCTTGCAACTTACAATGTATCAGTCCGCATGATATGCGCAAGCCTTTCAGAACGTTGTCCAACCTGTTGTGCCCACTTGCTATCCAGCATTTCCTTGGCAGCACGCTCATAATCATGGCATTCCAGTGCCAGCATCATTTGCCTGAAGTTAAGAAATCCTTGCACGCCAAGGGTGAAACACATATTGATGAGTGCGATCTGTCTGTTCTCGGTGAGCTTGAGAAAGAAAGGTAAATGAGTTGAAAGCTTATTGTGAAAATAAGAAATATCCTCATCCAGAAGATACAATGCTTCATTGAAGGATATGCCGCGATCAATAAGATTTCTGCCAATGCCAATAGTAAGATTGCCAATAGTATCGGTATAAGGAAACTGCCTAAAAGATTCATCCTGCGTGAGTAATCCCTTCAGTTTCGCTCTCAGTTCTGGTGCCATCCCTTCTTTCTCCATGCGATAGACTTCCATCTAGCGTATCACAGGCAAGATTACATTGTTCACACACGTAAAAAGATGTGCCTTCGTTACCGCAATAAACCCATACTGGTGCCTTGTGGCATTTGCTTAAAGTCATGATTCATATCCATATGAAAAAAAATCCCCGCCACAGGACGGGGAATGTTACATCCACACAAAGAGTGAGGTCTAACGAACAGGGCTTAAATTAAAGTTATGCTGCAGGTCTTGTGAAGGAGAAATAGTGGAGTACCATCTCTTTTGCTTCCTCAAATCCTTTAGCGACGTGTGCGTAATAACCTTTTTCAGTGAGAAATGCAAGCCAATCAGATTGATTAGCTGAAACCTTTCCACCTTTCTCCCTTTTAAGCTCAATATAGAGCCCGTGGTAGCCTCCTGATGGAATGGGTATACAAAGATCGGGTATGCCGGGAGAAACGCCCATACGCTTTAATTTCATGGCCTCAAGCATATGCCTGTGACCACCATTAGGGATTGCGTAATGCCTTATCCCCTGTTTCATTAACCAGACCGATAGCTTGATCTGTTCCTGATCTTCCGTGGGTATTATCTTCATCACCTACATCCTTGTAGAGTTGATTAAGCGCGTTCATGTATTTGGCCTTGTAACGCTTACTGCGTCTCGACCATTCGTACTGTTCCTGTATTTCACGTTTCATATGGAACATTCCATGTCCCTCCCAATAGGCTTGCTGGCATATTTCAATTGGCCAACAAGGTCATTAAAACAATCGAGTGCCTTACTCAAGTCACCCTTATTGTTCTCAATTACTTCATCATAGTACTTAATGAGCCATTGTTCATCATCTCCACCATAATAGTCCGAGATTTGTTTTATCGCTATCCAAATTTCTCTTTTTAGCTGCTTCCATGAGCTCGTAGTCATTTATTCATTCCTTGATTCATAAATTATTCATCCCTTATTCATCTCGCGCGCGGGAAGATATATATATAGTGAATAATATATATATATACCTATGATAAATATAAAGAAAACCATTATTCACACCCTGAATAATTTATGAATAATGAATAAATATTTATTACCTCCAATTCAATATTATTCATGCCCTGAATAATGTCACAGCCCAATAACCACGGGGCTTCCCGTGGTATTTTCAAACTTTTATTCATATTTGTTTAAGCCTACGCGCGCGAGAGTGAATAAAACTTTCTTGATCGGGTTTTGACTAGTCCCGAATAAGACCCTGCTTCTTGGCTTTCTTAATCATTCGATGGACAGTTGGTTGAGACATGAGAAGTTCCTTGGCTATGGATTGCTGATTCATGCCAGAGTTCACACATTCAATAATTTTATCCATGACAGAGAGTTCAATGGTGCGATGCGACCATTTCTCATTGTGGAAAGTAACTTCATAGGGGAAGGCATCCTTGCC